TTGCCCCTGAGATGATGTTGTTTCCATAGAGTAATGCTCCTGAGACAGGCTCACGAATACCATCTATGTCAACTGGAGGTGCAGCAACGAACGCAATCAAAAATGCTGTAGCTGCGGTTAAAAGTGCAGGGATCATAAGTACCCCAAACCACCCCACATAGAGGCGGTTGTTTGTACTCGTAACCCAGTCACATAAACTATCCCAGTTGCTATTTGGTTTTGTTAGTGTGGCTGTTGTCATTAAAAAAAGTAAGGGTTAAAAGATTCCAGGAATGATTTGTCCTGTGGTGACATAAGCACCGATGGCTGCCCAGAATCCTACCATAGCCCAACGGCCATTCTGGATTTCTGCGTTTTCATTGTCCATAGTTAAGACTTGTACTTGTGGTTCTTTAGCGAAAATGTTTTGTTTACCGTATTCGGTAGTGACCATTTGTAAAAATGATAAGTGATAATGGCGGTGACGATGAACTGTTCGGGCCGCCAGTATACTTACTTCTTCTTAGTTCCTTTCTTTGGTGGTCTTCCAACTTTTGTACCGTAGGTACCTTTTCCTTTTGGCATTACTTTTTCTTTTTCTTAGAAGTAGTACCCATGAACTTGTGATAGTCCTCTTCTCTACTATCCCAAGCAGACTTGAACTCTTTGAACATGTTACCCATGTCTTTAGCTCCTTTGATAATTTTTTTAGCTGGCATTATACTTTAAGGTTAGATAGTTCTAGTTTGCGTCTCACATCATCACGATATGATTCGTCTTTATCATACAATGGGTTGCCCATATCTCTTACAACTTCAGCCATACTTCTATATGTCTCAGTTGGTCGAGAGGCTTTACCTTGTATCAAGTTGGAGTCACGTCCAACGGCATCTTCATATTGTCCCATTAGTGCTTTTACTGCAAAGGTTACTGCTGGTTTGTTAGCTGTTGCTATTACATCATCGAAGTTTTTTGCATCTTCATCTGAAAGGTTATCACTAGCCCAACTCATAAGTTGTTCATAACCATCTTTACCACCAGCAATAGAATGTACTTCAGCTACTTCAGCATCACTAAGTACAGCAGGTTCAGCAGCTGTTTCGTAACCGTTCTCTGATCTAACACCTTGTAAATATGAGTCTACCATAGTTTTAGTAAGACCCGCTTTACCAAGTGTTTCATACATATCTTCAGAAAGAGTACCATTATTCTCCATGAAATACTCATTCATTTTGAATGGATCTATCTCATTCTCACTGAAAACATTACCTATCTTATCTCCATACAGTTCATTAACAGTATCATAGTTAACACTACCATCTTCTGAATAGAAATCCTCTTGAGTAATTTCAGTTTGAGGTTCTTCCTGAGTCTCTTCTTTATTTAAAGATAAATCAGAATCATCTTTCTCTTGTTTACCAAGCTTACCTTCTAATTCTTTGTAAGCTTTCTCTAAATCTTCAGTTGTTTTATATTTACCAGCAAGAAGATTCTCTTGCTCTTCTACCATCTTCTCACCAACAGCGAGATTCTCTGCATCACGGGCTTCATTAGCCTCGTCAATTAGAGAATCTTGTGTTGGATCGTAGGTAAATGTTTGTGTTTCAGTTGCCATTTAATTAAGGGGTTGGTGCGGGTGCTGCTCCTTCAGGTGCTGGCTGGCCTGTAGCCATAGCCATCATTCCTGGGAGAGCTTCAATAACTTCAGGATTTTTACTTGGGTCCATTAAAGGAGCACCAGCTAATTGTCCAGCTTGTCCCATCAAGTTCTGTTGCATAGCTTGTTGCTGTGCTTGCTGATTCTGTGCATCAAGTTCTTCCATACTCTTAACGAGATTAAGAACGTCAATACCTTGAGCAGCTGCAAGACGTTTGATAGCCTCATCAGGATTAATGTATTGAGCTAATGCCTCTGGTCCCATTGTTTGAGCAATGGTAGTTACAAATTGAACAAGTGCATCTCTGTCTTGTCCACGTCCTAATGCGTTAATACCTGCAACAATAGTAGGGTTAACTACATTCTTAGGTATCTTAGGTATCTTCTTAGCTAAAGTAAGAGAGTGCATCTTACGATTTAAGTATGGTATTAAGAACTCAGTAGTAAGTAAACTGAATAGTCCACCCAACTGTTGTTCTAATTCCATCTGTGTCATACGAACTTCCTCTGCGGTAGTTCTTTCTGACTGTCTAACATTAAGAATAAGGAAAGCTTCACTTAATCTTTTCTCTAATGTGTTGACTAATTCAAATGCTGTTCTGAAATCTGCTGTCTTACCTACTTGTATAACACCAATATCATCTGGTCTACCTTGAATGATAGCACCATTACCTGCGTTTGCAAGTGTTCCTGGCTTGGTGACTGAACTAGGTGATACTGTAAAGACAACCTTTGCTGCTGCTGCTGAACCTTCAACTAGAGCTTGCATTAATGCTTCTAATGATTTGAGATCACCTAGAAACTCTTCAACTCTTGAACGTCCATAGTCTTCACCATCTACTGTAACAAAACGTAGAGGTAAGAAAGGATTCTTATCTTTAGGAGCTTTACCTTCGCTGTCTGGGATGCGTATATCATGCACCTCTTGATGCCAGTACCATCCTTTAGCTCCTAGTTTGACACAAGTATATACATCAACATCTTTATCAGCATTGTTTGTGTCATCATCAACAACTGAATCATCATTTAATTCAATTGGTATTAAATCTCTACTAACCTTTTCCTTCGTAACAATTTCTATTACATCACCATTACCATCTCGCTCTACAACATAACGGTTTAAAGGATACATTTTCATACCCTGTTTACCCATATATAATAAAGCATTACCAGTAACAACAAGATGTTTTATAGCTGAAAAGATTTGAACTCTATCAGTTGATGCTGCAATAGCATCCATAATCTGACGTTCAATCTTAGCAAAGCTTAAGTCCATCTCGCTCTTTGCTTCGGGTGGTATTTCAATTCCTAACTTAGAGTCATCTAACTGGAGTTTGAAAAAACTTGTGGAGGGTGGGAGTAATCCTAGCATTAATTTAGATGCTAGTGTGACTACTCCTTTAGCTCCGACTGATTGCCAAGGTGTTTTGAATTGAGCATAAGCAGGTGGCTTATCATTCCTCATCAGTAGAGTTGGAATTGTTAATTCAGCACACTCATAAGCAACATTAAGAAACTGTTCACGGTCTGTAGATAATTTGTTGTACCTTTGCCGTGCGTTTTTCATTATGGTTGAGGTTTAGTAGGAGTACTAGGAGCAGTAGCACCAGTACCTGTGTTCACACCTTGAGGTGTATTAATACCTTTGAGTCCACCTGTTGCTGGTTTCTTAGTAGCTAACTGTGTAGTACCTGCCGACCTTTTTTTCTTCTGTATTTTCTTAGCACTTACTTTAGCTTTACGCTTACTTTCATCTTCTGTTACAGGAGAAGGTGTAGGTGTAGCAGGTGCCTCTATAGGAGCAGTTTGTGTTGGAACTGGTGGTGGGGGTGGAGTAGGTGGACTCACGGGAGCTGGTGTTGGAGATGACCTTCTGCCACCTCCGAATATGGATTCAATAATGCCGCCGCACATAATATTATTGTGATAAGTTTTCTTTAAGTAATCTAATAATAGATATTTGTCCTGCCCTATAAGCTATCTCCTTATCGGAAAGTGTATGGTCAGGGAATTTGTCTGGAAACTGTTGGTCAAGGTCATCAAGTAAACGCTCTAGGCTACCCCAGTTAAGCGTACTTTGGGAGGTTTGTATTTGCATGTTCAAAAAATGCTGGCATACGAGCGTTCTTAGTCTGAGAAAGCTCTGGTGCTCTGCCTTCGTACATTAACCGATCACTAGAATCGGTCCAAAATTTTCTATCTAAATATTTGTCTTCAGTATTTCTACCTAATGGTTCCATAATCCATTGTATTGTAGCCTTCCTAAGTTTATCTAAGGAAGGACTCCAAGTAAGCCCAAGCTCACTACATACCAATGAATTACATGCCACGTGAATCTGCTCGTCCCTTGAGATATCTGCTGATACGGTCCTTAAACCTGCATCACCATTGAATCTATTGAATGGGAGTAGAACAAAAAATATAGCACGTTCAGCTACCAAGGCTTTGACAACCGTGTGGTCAGGATGGGATACCCATGCGTCCCGTAGTCTAAGTGCTTCTTTCTCAGCTTTTTCGTCAACACCAAGAGCGTTGGCAATGTAACCGAGAGCAAGGTCATGGTTATCTTCATCTTTTACATTAGAAATTAATAGTTTTCTAGCTGATTCGGGAACAGCTTTTTCAAGCCCCTCCGTAATGAAGGAACCAACAGGTAACTCCAAACAACGTACTGCGAGAGCACGGTAGATGGCCTCCTCAGAACCTTCACGGAGTTTACCTGCGGTGGTCTGAACGGGGGACCACTTTCTTTTACGTTCAAATAGTTTATCATATGGTGTTTTCATTCTTGACAATCACATGTATCGGGTTTGTTTCCTAAAATACCCTCTAAGTAATCGTTGACTTCTGTTTCATCCAATGCAGCATACTGGCTACTCTTGTCTTGCACATCACCCATTACCTGAAGGCTGTAATATAAGGAGGTTTGAGGCGATGCCAACCACTCTTCCACGAATTGCTCATCGTAGGTTACAACATCACTCCATGAGTTAAAGCTGTATCCGTGAAGAAGTCCTGTATTATTTAATAACTCCATGAAGCCATCGGTAACGCTTCTATATGCGTCCCAACCTACTTCACTGGCAATCTCTACATTGCCATAGTCGTAACTCTGTACTCCAAATGTACCACTGTCTCTGTCTACAGTACGGCTTATTGGAGGTGCTATTTCTGGACAAGCGGTGTAACCATCTAAGTCCTTACTCCTGTAAGAACAGGATGCAGTAGGAGCTATAGCAAAAGCTCTTACCATATTATTATTTCGTGCAACTGTTGTTGCTCTGTGAACACCAAGCTTAAGTTCATAGGCTAGCTTCTCTGCTTCAGTGACTATTGCGCCACCTCCATTAACTACAGCTAATGCTCTACCAAATTTCTCGTAGCTGATACCTTCTTTTCTTAGAAGGTTAGCTAGCCCAAGGAATCCAAGTCCGACTTGGCGATCCGTTTCGGATGGGAGGTATTCGCCAGTTGATCCAACGCCTGTCTTCCCATGTAACTCGCACAACTCGGACATACCTTTAACGCAAGCGTCTTGAATGTCCCTGATACGACAGGCTGACAAATTAATATGTTGGAGTAAACATGTTCCTCGTGAGGGCAGGTAAACTTCAAGACATACATTTCCGTAGATGCGCTTTCCATTCTCGTCGTACCTGATTTTGTTGAGCCAGATATCTCCTGATTTGATTCCATAAATTAATGCCTCTCGTGTGAGCGAGTCAGTATTTTCCCACTTTTCGTCTGAAATATTGACACACCTTTTGATCCAGGGTAACTCGTGTCTAGGAGTTGTAATAAAATCAATGATATCGGCATGGTCAATGTCACAATGAGCAACAATAGCCCCGTTCTTATAGACCCCGCCTCTTCTAAGTGTTTCATTTAATACTGAGTATATTTTTGCAAAGCTGACTGGGCCGCTAGCAACCAAGCCTTTGCCATTTTCAGTTCCTTTTGATCGTAACTTGGACAAGTGGATTGCAACTCCTGCTCCGTATCTGAGAGCATGTGAAGCAAAACGCCAAGACGCTTCGATGCCATTTTCTCCCTCCATCGAGTCTTCAACCACGAATACAGTGCAGCTGACAGGGAGACGGCCATCAGGATTATCAATCCAATTTTGTACTCGACCTGTACGAGCGATAACATTTGCAGTCATTAAACTAAATTTTCTAAATTGGGTGGTGCATAGTTTGGTCCTTTAAGAACCTTGCCATCTTCTCGGTAGATAGGCTTACCGTTTTTTCCTAGTTTGGACATATTACTTTCGTGTACTCTGTGTAATGCCTCATCTAAATCCCAATCCATGTTAGCAGCGTACTGATAACAAACATAAACTAAATCAGCAAGCTCTTTTAAAGCTTCAGCTCTGATGGTGGCGTTATCTCTGAATAACATACCTTCAGCTTCAAGGAACTCTTTGAACTCCTCAATGATTAAGTCTTTTTGTTTAGTCCGAGGTGCCCGACCCCTCGAATTGCCAATCGAATAAGTCTTTCGGAACTCCTCCGCTTGCTGGCTTATAAATGTCTTGTGGATGTCTGGGGTTATTGTCAGAGACATGTGATAGTTCTTTGGCTAGATAGTGGATAGCTTTTTGTAGATCCTTTTGTGGATCATCTTTGTAACCTGCTCGGCAAATGTATTTAATAGCATTACCGAGAAAGTAGTTTAAGTCTTGGTCTTTAATAAAATCCCAGACTTCTATGTTACCCCGCTTATAATACTGGGGTCCATAGGATTGGTTGTTGGCGGTCATAATCGTAGTCAGTGTGTTGTAGGATCTTAGCTAATCGTGCGTTTAGTAGAGCGTCGTCGTCTGATAACCCTCTTTCCTTGTAGGCTTGGCAAATTGCCTCCCATTTATTTTCATGCTTGTTAAGCAAATCCGTTGCACGTTTAACTCCAATACCAGGGCAGCCAGGGTATCCATCTGTAGGATCTCCAGCTAACGATTGAATTAGATGCCACATATCACCGTCTTCTTTTGTAATCTCTTCGACATCACCCTTCATATCCCATAGGACTCCAGGTATCTGTCTCATATCTTTGTCTGGACTGACGATAATTGTTTCCTTGTCTGGATACTTCGTTGCATCCATACCTAAAGCATCGTCTGCCTCCAAGCCATCTCGCAGGACAAATCTGTATTTAGCTTTACAATGGTTTACCAATCTTTTGTAGCCTAGAGGCTTACGTCTATTTCGATGACCCTTGTAATCGGGAGAAATTTTCTTTCTAAAATTGTCAGGGCTTGAAAAATAGAGGATAAACTCATCATCAAACATAGCGGTCGTGACTTTCTTTAACTCACGCTCAAATATTTTAAGGACATTACTAAAATTGGATTGAGCAACAATGACATCTTCTCCAAAATCAATACCCTCTTCACATGCTTGAGCTGCTTTATAAGCTAAAAAGTCTGTGTCAATTAATAACATTAGTGTACTTCTGACCAGTTGTTACCGATGTTTGCATCAGCTTCAATGACCAGTCTTAGGTTGTAATACTCACCAGCTTCCAAAGCTGATAGTTTGCATACACCAGCGACTTGATCCGCTGATGATGGTGGCGCTCCTAATACTTGTTCGTCATGGACAAATGCATAACGTGCATGGTCTATCCCGTACTGAGTAAGAGTATTGTTAGTGATTAATATCCACCGTTTAGCGATAACTCCTGCTGATCCTTGAAGTAAAAAGTTCAAAGCCTTGTGAGGTTTGTCAACACTAAGGATTCGACCATCAATAGCACGTACGCTACCTGTATCTTCAACCCTCTTAGCTACATCAGTCACAAGTTTCTCAAGTCCAGGAATCGCATCAAGATAAGCCTTGCGTATTTCTGCCCCTTTCTTAGATGCTTTATCTTTAGATAGCATAGGGTCGTACGATAAGCCTATTTTCTGGTTTCCAGCCCCATACAAAAATGCATAAGTTACAGTCTTGACGAGCCTTCTTGAAATGCCAATCTTGTCAGCATTTTCTTGGTGAATATCTCCGTTGAGTAATACATCTGCATATCTACCACCGTCATATCTATGAAGGTAATGTGCAAACATTCTTAACTCAATCCCTGCAAGGTCACTATCTACTAGCTTCCATCCAGGTTTAGTAATGAATAACTCTCGACAATCCTTATCACTACTGACTTGTGCCAGATTCGGATGCGAGTGAGCCATTCGGTGCGTGGCAGCCCCTATAAAACAGGAGTGGTGAAGTCTGCCATTCTTGACCAACTTCAACCATGCGTTCTGTCCTTGTGACAGCATTCCTAGCTTCTTCTGTGTTACCAGAATTTCAAGGAATATTAACGCTTCTTTAGTACCTATCTCTTTAAGTACAGTCTCATCAATGACTGCCTTACCAGTAGGTGTAAGTTTGTTAGGTTCCCAACCTTGAAAGGTTTTGAACCACCAAGCAATATGCTCACGACTACTAGGATTGAAATCCTTTAAGCGTTGCATTGGGGCATCTTTAATATACCCTTGCTTTTTATTATCCCTTTTAGGAATAAATATATTTCCAGGGACAAATGTACAAACCGTTTCAGTAGCAACTCGTAGTTCCTCTAATCGGTTTAATAATTTGTTCTCTAGTTCCTGAGCTTTCTGTATATCGAAAGGCCAACCAGTTCTTTTCTGGTCTTGCATCACCTCAGCTAATTGGTGCTCTAAGATGACGGGTTCAGGTATTTTTGGAAATGCTTCCATAGTTTTACTAAAACAGCAACGTCTTGTTTGCAGTATTCCTGCATTTCTGGGGACCATTCAGCCCAATCAGAAGTCTTACCAAACTCACCTTTATAACATTGTAGTCTATAGCCATAAGCTTCAAGACTATGTGATCCATATAAGCGAGCTGGCATGTGCCGCCACTTACGTTTAAGATCAATATCTAAAAGGTTGGGATGGAATATCCGACTAAGGATAAGTGTGTCCCAGTGTTTAGCCATTAACTTACGAAAGAATGGATAATGCTTCTGTGCTTGTGGTACGTCGTATGCAATACCGTTATGGCTAACGATATTTGTAGCAGCCATTAACTCAGTAAGCGCATTAGGGATTGAACGTGATGCAGCCATTGGTAAATCCTTTGGGTTTTCTGCATACTTCTCATCATTGTATTCTTCTACAAGGCCAGTGTCTAAGTCCTGTGTGACAATACAATGTAGTCTAGTTGAATCAATACCATTAGTTTCTATGTCAAAAGCTAGGTTGATTTCTTTGTCCATCGGTAGGTTTTGTCTACAAACTTAGCTTTTTGAATGGCTTCGTTTGTTGGTGGATTAGGTCGTTTAATTTGATCTATATGTTTATACCAAGGATGCTCATACCCTCCATCAAAAATCCGTGGTTGGGTCGAA